CTGAGATCTTCAGTTGCATCAGAGCATCATAGCTAGTGAGTGACTCTCTGTAAATGTTGATTAAGTTGTCAGAGACATATTCCCTGAGTTCAGAATCCACTATCCCTAGGGACTTCTTGAATGAGTAGTACTTCTGAGACTGGCCAAATGAGATGTAAGTTCTCACTGTTGGCTTGCCATCCTCAGAAAACTCGAAGTTCTCATCCCTATACAAACCTAGGTGAATGTTTCTGAATTTCCTGTTTGAGCAGGCCATGTACACAGCCATGTCATATCCAAACATGCCACAGGTCAGTGGATGCTCCAGCAAGAAGAAGCCTATGGATGGATGGGGGCTCTCAATAAGAGTGTCTTTGTACTTGCTCCAGAGTTTGTTAGTTCTAAACCCCAATGTTTTGTAATGTGCACTGAGCTGCCCTAATTGGCAAACATTACACAACATGATTGATCCACTGTGCTCAAAGAGATTTGTGCGGAGATTGGCATATGTGTGATATCTATCATCTAGCTTTGAGTTTGGGTGTGTTTTTATACAGGCTGCCACGAACTTTATGGCTGGAGTTATCAGTGTGTTTTTGTAATACCACAGTGAATTGAACTCCTCCACGTTGGAGTGGCCAGAAGTCGAGCTTTTCTCAACACTCTGTTTTGCTGAGAACAATGGATACAATTTTGCTTTAGCCTCAGTCAGCACGCTTATCATCATCCGCAGATTCTGCTCAGAAATCTGAGCCACTTGTCTTTCAGTGGCATCAGCTGGATCCTTCTCCACCACCACTGTCATTATGCAAGAAGAGTCATCGGAGGAGACCTTTGTTGTAGATATGATGTTCATTTCTTTTGGGCTCAGAGAGTACATGTTGCGCAAACCGAGCTTGAGTGACTCAGTAGCAAAATCCTCCCATAGATACAAGTATCCCGAATGAAGCAAGCTGGAAGTGTAGTGAAGTATGCCCTGCATCATGTTTGACTTATTCTTAAGCATTCTAGATCTAGGATTCAGGAGATCGCTGTGTGCACTTAATCCCATGTACTGATCCTTGAGCTCATTCATCCCTTCGTCAAATCCAGCAACATCTGGTCGCTTGTCATACAAGTCCAGCAGCTGATGTGGTAGCTCTAGCTTCTTCTCAGTGACTAGATTCAGGACAAACATCACAGGCTCCAACAACTCACGAGGCAATAGACGTGACAGGAAACACCCGAACACAGGCATCACAAATCGCTGAGCCCACGTTGTGGCATCATCAGAGTTGATCACGGTGGCTGTCATCCTGCTAGGCTTCATCCTTGACATGACACTCGCAAAGTGGTTATCTGTCCTAGCAAGTTTGCCATCCCCCTTTGTCAGCATCTCATTATCCATCTCATCACAGATTGTTCTGCATATGGTCTCCACAAAGTGAACTACTATCCTGCATCTAAAC